CCTACCATCGCATTTTTGGACTGATCACGGCTAACAGCAGCTATCGATTCTCGACAAAGCAATTGGAAAGTGACATACTTGCTGCAGAAGCGAATCCTCTGATTTCCTCGCATTTCCTGCACGTCAACTCACCTGGCGGTGACGCTTGGTACCTTGACCGGCTTGGGGAAACCATGTCAAAGTGCGAGAAACCTATCATCGCCTTGTATGAGCAATGCTGTTCGGCTGCTTACCACATTGCTTGCCATGCGCAAAGGGTGTATGCAAACACCAAGTTTGACTTCGTTGGTTGCATCGGCACCATGGTATCTTTTTGGGACTTTGAGGATTACTATAAGAGCATGGGATTGAAATTAGTAGAGGCAAAGGCTACGAATAGCGACCTGAAAAACAAGATGGTTGATGACCTTATCGACGGAAAGCCGAAACAGTTCGTTGAAAATGTCCTGAATCCCCTTAACGAAGCATTCCTTTCCACAGTTCGCACACAGCGCAAGCAACTTGCTGACCTTGCCACCGACCATCCGGCCTTACGGGGCGAGACTTATTATACAGACGGAGCCATACAGATTGGGCTTGCTGATGGTTGCCGCACCTTCTCCGAGGCTATAAATGAATGTGCCGCCCTTGGGCAAGAATATTCTAAAACGCTAAAAGCCAAAAATTTTGTTTATAACAGTATCTAATTTTTAATTTAGGATAATATGAAGAAAAAACTCTATCAGGTTCTTGAATTTCTTGGGCTTAAACAGAAGTTCGAGGAAAAAAGTCTCTCCAACGAGGAATTCCAGGCTATTGTCGCTGAATATCAGAAGAAGTATCAGTCTACTCTTCAGGATGATATCGCGGCAGAAAAGGCAGCTGAGAAAACCAAGGCGTTGGAGGCAGCAAACCAAAAATTGTTGAACGAGATCTATGCTGCCATTCCTTCTGAGGCAAAAGGCACTGGCTTCCAGGCACAGCAGCACGGAAATGCTTCTGGAGATGGCATCATAACTGCCATCAACAACCTCGGCAAGCAGTTCAGTGAGATGGCACGTCGTCCGGCAGAGGACATCCCGGTAACGACTGCTACATCAGCCACTGTTCTTGCCGTTAATGGTCCGGGCACTACGGCTCAGTACCTTTTCGGCATTGAAACGCCGATGTTTGACATGAAGTATCGCTGGAACGTCATCGCTGCCAATCCTCGTGCCGCACGGTCCATGCCAGATCCGGATGACGAGACCGCGCAGGCTTTCTATAAGTCCGTGCAACGTTACGGTCGCTCTCTCCAGCAACGCTTTGCCTACCTGCAGGAAAACGGCATGCTCAGCCCTAAGCTGCTCCAGGCTGGCGAATATTCCAACAACTACGATGGCGTTAAGAATGCCGGGTTAGGAGACCAGTATGTTATCCTGCGCCAGGATGCCCTTATTGGGCGTGTGCTGCAGAAGCGTGATCTTACCCAGTACTTCCCCGTACGCTACGGAGTGCAGGACCGTGATCTTCTCTTCAATGCTTACTTTGGCGAGTTGTCGCAGGCTTACCAGAAAGGCGAGATCTACAAAGGTGACATGAAGATCGAGAACGAGATGGGTTACGTTGATGACGCGATGATCAAGATGCAGTTCGGTCCAATGAAGGAGCTGGAGCGCATGTATATCGCATATCTCAACAGAGACGGGTCTGACCCCATCAAGTGGTCTATGATCGAATACTGTATCCTAAACGAGTTGGAAACAGCACAGGTGGAGCAGAACAAGCGTCGTGTCCGTGGTATCTACGTCAAGCCGGAGGAAGGTGTGCCAGGATCCTACCTCAATGCCGGTACTGGCATTGTCTACACTCTCCTTCGCTACGTCCATGACTACAGCATCAAGCCCCATGACGATACTGCATACCGCTCTTATACTTCAGCCAACATGCTCGATGCAGTACAGGAATTCGTTGGCGATGTGGTTTCGTCTATGTCGGAGGATGCCGACATCTCACAGCATGTTCTTTATCTCAACGAGCGTCACAAGCCATGGTGGATTAAGAACATCCGCGAAAAATACGGAAAAGACCAAGACTTCACGGGACCGGGGTCTCTTGTTAACAGGGTGCCAGACACCGATGTGCCAATCCGCTGGCTTCCATACCTTGGCAGCCTTCCATTGATGCTGCTTGACATCCCTGGGAATCTCCAGTTTATTGAGTATATCCCCGGGGAGATGCTCGCTGTGAAGATGGAGGAGCAAATGGAAATGGTCAGGGCATGGTCTACGTGGAAGGAAGGCTGCGGTGCAGCTTTTACCGGGCGCAAGTTCCAGTCTCGAGAGAAAATGGATGAGAATGACTATGAGTGGCAGCAGATCTTCATGAACCTACCGGCTGCAAGCATCAAGGCTTCCGTAGACGGCAAGGACGGTTTCTGGCAGATTACCGATGCCGACACAACAGCCACAGCCATTACGGACATTGCCAATGCCAAGGCAGGCGTGGCTTACTGTGTCGAAATTGGCGACAAGTCAAAGCTTGTCTCTATTGCCAAGGAAGGCAAGTTCGCCAACATTACCGAGGCATGGTCGCCTTCCGAAGTCGGCGACTATATCATGGTAATCCTTGGCAAGGATGGGAATTTCCGCGAGTTGGAACGTCGCACTGCTGGCAAGCGTACCATCAACGTAGCCGTGCAGCCAAATGTTATTGGTGGAAGATAATTTTTTTCTTTTCTGCGATATAATATATAAAACTGACGCGGTGGCCGGGCGGAATGACCCGGTCACCATCAAACAAGAAAAATCATGAGTAAAGTTAGAAGCAAGTTACCGACGCGCATGATAAAGCGCAATATGGCTAAAGGCAATGCCTATGCCAATAGGAAAGGTCGTCAGCTCTTCTTTTGCATAGGAGCTGTCCTGTTTATCGTTTCTCTCCTTCAAATGTTCATAGACCCGTCATGTGCCATGGGTGCCACTGGCACCATATCCATGGCAGCCATGGTAGGACTTGTGAGTATCGATGACGTGAGCGACCGCGACACTCACGGCTCTGCAATCTCCTACATTGTCTATCTCGTGCATACCAGTCAGATTGACCGCACTGTGGCTTTTCCGCAGCCCGACAAAGACCGCACCGTTGGCGAGATTACTTTAAAAGACGAGGAGAAACCCTTCTACTTCGAGGCTCACGATATCCCCACCCTGGTGAGCACGACGGAAAAGGGCGACATCACGACGACTGGAGAGAATAACTTCGTGATCATCATGGGTGGAGACCGTGACGCGATCAAGAATTTCGTAGAGAATTACAGCGGAGGCAAGTTCGTCATTATATACAAGCATATCAAGGAGGCGCAATGGCATATCCTCGGCGAGCTCGAACGCCCCATGATCCTCTCGAATACCGAGACGAAGGATAACAAAGACGGACGCTATACGACTTTCACCTTCAAGCGTAGCTCCGTTGATCTGCCTTGCCTTTATGCCGGAGATCCAAGCGGGGTAAAAAAGACAACCACAACGCCGGGAACCGGTTCGTAATAGCCATGAGTCGCCATAGGTGAGGGATGTGGCGGCACACAGCGGAGCACTATCCAGCCTAAGGAGTTGATAACCCTTGCATTGGTAGGCTCCGCTTTTTTATACGTAAAAACGACATTTTAAAAAAAGAAAAGATGGACCAGAAAGAAAAACTTGATAACTTTAGGAAACTGAGGAACCCTGCGGATGCCAAAAAGGACATTGCCTTGCTCCGGAGCAAGAACCCGACGCTTGACCGTCTTGAGCGTTACGAACGTAATCCGGAACGGTATGCCGACGAGATCCTTTATGCCTTGCTTGACTGTTGCACGGCGGACATGATCGTTGGCAACCGTAACGAAGACGGGAAAATCGTACCACTCCCAAAGCGTGCCAGCAGTAACCATAGCACCAAGGATATCACCAATAAAGAACAGAAATCGGCATCCGAAGACTCAAAAAAAAAGCGGTCACCAAGGAAGAGGAATACCCCAAGATAGCCTGGGACAACCTCTCGGATCCTGACGTGCAGACCGCAACCATTATCTACAACGACCGAATAAACACTTGGCGTAAGATGAAGCAACTCGATAAGGAACTTAGCGAGAAGCCTACGTCTGAGGCGGTCGCTATGATGGCTGAGCTAAGGATACGTAACCTACAGGCGTTCGACGAGCTGCGGTCGTTTAACGATAACGGAAGGTTTCTCAATAAACACCCTCTCCTTTTCGGGCGCAGTGAATTTTCGAAGTTATTAGACTTGCTCCACAAGGATCCTGCGGAATTCCTGCGAAGGCACAAGAACGTGCTGGACAATATTAAGCGTTACAAGGCATACCTGAAACGTGCCGACCGTAAGGCTCACCGTGAGGAAGACCGTAAGAACCTCAAACGCCATGAAGAGAAAGAGAAACTCTTCCAAATGGTTCTTGAACAACATAATTCTAATAAACTTCCATGACTGAAAGCAAAGACATAGCCCGTAGGGCACTGGAGAATATGATATCCGATGACTATGTGCAGCAGGTACGCACATTCGGGGCATTAGACTATACACCGGAGCGCATCTGTCGCCTTCTTGGACTGAGCAAGAAGGATAGCATTTCACTCAACATGCGAATCGAGATTCCCGGAGACGTCTACCACGATGCTTACCATCAAGGACGTGCTCTCGGCGAGTATAATATCGATGCGGAGCTTGCCAAAAAGGCAGAGACAGGTGACAACGACGCGATATCTCTTCTCGAGGAAAGAAAAAACGAGCGCAAGGAGAAAGACTTGCGCCTGAAACTCTTTGGTATATGAAAAGTAGGATAGAACGACTTGACAGCATACACCCGGACCTTATTTCGGAGTTCCTTGCCACAGGGCATTGCAAAGGAATACCGGACGACATAGCCATGTTTTTAAAGCAGCTGCAATGGGCTGCAGAGATTTTCGAGTATGAGCGCAATATCACCCGTGCGGCACGTAAGCTGAAGCTACGTATTAACGCCGAGCATCATGTGATGATAGAAGAGCGCACATGCATGGCGCGTATCTATGAGGCAATCAACTATTTCCAAGTAGATTGCAACGTGCCAATCAAGGTATGGGAAAGTAATTTTGCCAACAAATACGAGGACTTGGCAAAGCTCTGCGCCTTGCAACGGGATTACAAGTCGATGAAAGCGTGCTATGACGCTGCCTTAGAGTGCCGTCGTCGTTCGTCCGAGATAGCTGAAGCCGACCACGACCTTGGTGTCACTTTCATTATTACTCCGGAATTGACACCAGAAGACCTTGGCTTCGAGAAAAAGAGCTTGAAGAAGATCGCTGACAAACACAATCGCGGCTTCTACCTGCAGCTCATAGACTCTTTGCCTATAGAGAACACAGAGAAGAAACGCTTGCTTCGTGACAGTGATATCGAGGAAGCGCAATATGAGGAGATAAATGATGACAAACAATGAACAAACGATCACCGAATTCCAACATTACTACATGAATTCGGTACAGATGCTCGCCACCATCATCGATCCGAACATGCTGTACGCCGAGTGGGGACGCGCCACCGGAAAGACTGAGGGCGTGATGGGACCGCGCATCATACGCGTGATGAATGACATGCCTGGCGAGCTCTCTTTCCTGGTACACAAGACATACGTTGCCCTTATGACAAACGTATGGCCAAGTCTACAGGCATATTTCTCTCGACCCGTGATGGTCAACGGAAAGCAGAGAGCCATGCTGGAGTACGGAATTGACTATGTTGTCGGCGAATCGAAGCTGCCAAGCCATTTCCGCCGTCCCCGTTATCCCATATCCTATGCAAAACATTCCGTTGTCTTCAGGAACGGCTCTCATCTGCAGTTGGTCAGCAGTGACCAGCCGGAAAGCGTTGCCGGGCGCAGTGCAGTGCACGCCTTTATAGAGGAGATGAAGCACAATAGCGGGGAGAAGCTCAAATCACGACTATTCCCTTCTTTGCGTGGCGGTTCGGCTGAGATACGCAAGTCGGCATACTACGAAGGAGTGACAGGCGTGAGCGATACGGCACGCGTTGACCTTGGCGAGGATGACTGGTTCGAGGCCTATGAACGCAACATGGACAAAAACCTTATCTCAGAGATAGCCACTGTCTCTCTTGCCGTCAACAGGTCTATGTATAAGCAGTTCGTCTACCAGAAGGAGATGCGAGAGACCAAGAACCCCGTTACCATGGAGAAAATGCGCTTGGAGATGGAACGGTTACAGCATTTCGTTGCGATGTGGAAGCCACGTCTTGCCGACATGCGTCGCAATGCCGTTTACTACATCCGTGCCAGCTCGTTCTGCAATAAGGATATCCTTGGCCCGAAATTCTTCAAGACACAGCTTGACACTCTCGACATGGACGAGTTCCTGACTTCCATCTGCGGCATCCGCCACAAAGAAGTGACAAATAAGTTCTTTGCCGCCTTCGACAGGGAAAAACACCAGTTCAAGGACTCGTATATCTATGATGAGATCATGAAACATAACCTGAAAGATAAGTTCACGCTCACATCGCGGTACCTAAAGCATTATGACAAGCGAGAACCGCTGTATGTAGGCTTTGATCCCGGGAATTTCTGCTCGATCGTCGTGGCTCAGAAAAAAGAATACGGTCAACGGCTTGACATTATCAAGGAGTTTTGGGCTTACTTGCCCGATACCCAGGAATCGCTGGCGCAGCAGATGTACCAGTTTTTTGGCGCGGATGCAGTGAATAAGGTCGTGCACCTATACCCTGACCGTGCCGGAAACAAGCGGCGAGAGGAACTGGACCAGATAACCACCGACAGCCGTGCCTTGAAAGCTGCCCTGGAAGGTTTTGGCTTCACCGTGATACTTTACAACGAGGGCGCACCCACGATCTACCACTGGCAGCAGTTCAAACTGTGTCTCATGCTGTTTTCGGAGCGTCTTGCTATCCTGCCAAAGGTGCGCATCGACGAGAACGAATGCCCAAACCTTTGCAGCGCAATCTTAATATCTCCCATCATCAGGAAAGGTGGCACGATAGAGCTTGACAAGTCGAGCGAAAAGAAACAGGCACTGAAAAACCAGGCAGGACTGACCACGCAGTTGCCAAGTGCCATGATTTACCTTTTATATGGTCTCTATGGCGACCTTGTAAAGAAAGAATTGAGCACTTTCCCCGACGATTTGCCTGACAATGTGAGTTTATAGCAGGAAAACGTAAAATAACAAGCGTAAATACGCAAAAATTTGTCGGAAAACGTGAATAATCGACCTTTTTTGCATAGGTAAGGGACCTAAATGCGTTGATTTTCAGATTTTTGGCTTCCCGGCGACCGAAAAGCCGAAAAAACGAGTGACGGAGGGGGGCACGCACCGCTGAGAACGTTAAATGAGGTGCAACCTCTTTTGGGTCCGGAAATATGACCTGCAACTCCCTTGTCAGCACGAAGCGAGACCACGCCCGGTCCTTTGAACGGTAATAAGGAATCTATATATTTGCATCAATGGAAAAGCCCTGTGAAATAGAAGGCCCGACGGCCATGCACAACGCACGCGAGATCAGCAAGCTACCCGATGGCTGCTTTACAGTCGTGTTCTTCCCTTACTCTCGGAGCAGGGGCGAGGCAAGCGAGTTCTTGCAAGTAAAAGAGCACTGCAGATGGCGCACGCAGCTGCCTAAGGAAAAGTTCAGCGTGGACGGAGACAACCTGATGCTCTTCACGGATGAGGACAATGAGCCGCGTATGTGCTGGAGAATACTCATCAGGTTCATGGCTTTCCCTTGGGATGGTTTCAAACTTCATAAGATAAATTGGTTATGACAGACAGAATAGAAGTCCATGGACGTGTAGGAAACTACATCAGCGACGCTGGCATCATCTCTTTCCAGATGGGCGAAGGTCGGGATCTTTTCGATGACACGCTCTTCTCAACGACATGGAAGAGCGCGCCCATGCTGCACGAGCACCATTGGCTCTCAATGCAAGGTTACAACTTGTGTATGAGAGGCAGGAACAATACCTTGTGCGATGAGATCACGCACGAGATCAAGCAGAACCGATTGCTGCCTCGGCTGTACAGCAAGGAGATTAAGATGCTATACGGTCATGGACCTGCCGTGTACATGCAGACCGTGTCAGACGGAAAACCACGAAAGGAATGGACAGATCTTCCAGACGTAGCCGACTGGCTGCACACTTGGGATGAGCGAGGCTTGCCCACGGTGGAAGAGTTCTGCAAGGCAGAGATAAAGAATTACTATTACTTCGGCGACTTCTTCGCCAAGTGGCGTTTCTCACGCGGAAAGCGCATAGGCATCGGCTTGCCTGTGGCAGGGCTGGAAGCGATGGAGAACAAGAACTGTTTGCTTGCCACCACAAGGAGGGACGTAGCAACGGCACTGGTTGACTACAGCGACTTCCGCTTCGTGGCTGTCGGCAAATGGTTCTTCGGCACGGGCAGCTACAAGATCTATCCAAAGCTTGCCATGAACGAGGCTTCCAATTACATTTATTCTGCCATCTCGCACCACAGGGAAAAGTCGGTAGATGAGTTCTATGGCGTAAACGAAACGCATCAGGGCGCACGCCCTTACATCCAAGGCAGCAACAAAACCGCTATCTATATCAACTCTTTCCTCAAGAACTCCCTCGCCGCCAAGATACACATCATTATCCCCAATGCTTGGGTAGAGTCAAAGCGCAACCAGATCATGAAACTCTGCGAGGAAAACAAGAAACGGCTTGCAAACAAGCAGACAATGATAAAATACAACGGCATAGAGATAGGCGATGAACTCAAGGAATCGACTGTGGTGGAATATATCCGACTGGAGCTGCGCAAGTTCGGGCAGTATCTCTCCGGAGAAAACAATCAGGGTAAAGCCTACAGCACGTTCTCCTTTATGGATGGGAGCGGGCATGAGCAGCAGTGGAAGATAGAGAACATCGACATGAAATACAAAGAATACATCGAGGCAATGATCGCTTACGACAAACGCACGGAGGAAGCCTTGCTCTCCAGCGTCGGGCTGGACGCGAGCATCTCTGCAGTAAGCAAGGACGGGGTTATCTCGAAGTCCGGGTCAGATGCTTATTACAACTATCTTATCTACATCATGTCGCTTACCTCTGAGGACGAGATATGCTCAGAACCTCTCAATATGGCACTTCGCCTGAACTTCCCGGAATATTATAAACAGGGCTACCGCATTGGCTTCTACCGTGAGGTGCCACAACGGCAAGAGGACACCGCGCCCAAAGACAGACTTAACCAGCAACAGTCATGAACGTACTCACAGACCTTTTCCCAGACCTCTCCACCTTCACGGAATACGCCCAGGGCGTGGAGACGAGCAACTCACTCGATGACCTGCAGGCATCGGGACGCACGGCCAAGAAGCGTGTGGAAGGTATTATCTCGCAGCCAGTCTATGCTGCCATTGTTGAAAACGGGGATGACACGCTGAAAGACGCGCTGCGCTCTGCGGTGGCAAACACAACGCTGTCTGTACAACTCGTTTTCGATGCCATCAACCGACGCAAGGCAGGGACAGACATGTACAAATACGAACTGGAGTCAATGCGCCGTGCTTACATGGAGAACTATTTCAACGCCATGGACACGCTGATCCGCGCGCTCATGGAAGGAAATGGCAATGACAGTCCTTCGGCTCTATGGAAGAAGTCCCGGTACTGCAAGCTGCTTGACTCGTGCCGCATAAAGACTGCAGACGACTTCGATGCCATCTATCCCATCGACCTCTCTTACCTTTTCTTCTTCCGTACCGTGCCACTGCAGAAAGAGACGCTCGACGAAAGGCTTTCTGCCTACTATGACAAGACGGAAGACGAGAAACCAGTGGCAATGCTCAACCTTGCGCTTGCCAAGAAAACCGTGGCGAAGGCTTTGCGGAGATTCGATATCCTGGAGTTCCCTCCAACCATCCGCAACCTTTTTGACGACAACAACGCAAGCCGCTCCGGAAAAGACGAGCATGACAATGCCCTTGCCCTTGCCGACCTTCTCGACAGCGAGGCAGACCATCTATTGAAGAACGTGGACATGCTGCTTGATACCAGTACTGCCAATTTTACGTCCAACGCGTCTTACAACCGCCCGGAAGATATTATCATCATGACCCCATGAAAGAAATAAACCTCACCTATCATGGAGTTCCCTTCTCCGTGCCCAACAACTGGGATGACCTTACCCCAGAACAATACCTTCACTTAGTGAGCGACATGATGCTCATGTCAGAAGGCAAGCTCTCCCCTGGAGAAGTACGCATACGGCTGCTGTGCGATATCATGCACTGGGATACCGGCAAGATACGCAATGAGGAAGCCATCGCCAACCTCGTGGCACTCTCGGAAAGACTCACGTTCCTCTTCACGATGTCCTATCCCGACAACAACGCTGCCCTCGATGGGCTTTCCAAGGAGGAGAAAGATTTGTGCCGCCGCGTGGATCCTTACCGGTTGCCTAAGTCCCTCCGGGAACGCCTTTGCGGTCTTGACTATAGATATACCGTTGATCTGAGCTTCTTCAAGCAACAGCTGCCAAGCCTAGTCATCAATGGCAAAGTGTACCATGGCTATCGCGCTGACAAATCCTTCAACCAGCTTACCCTCTCGCTCACGGCTCTGCAGTATTTAGAAGCCCGTGAACTCATCAACGCGGACACGGCATTACCGCTCATGGCTGCCATACTCTACTGCCCCGGAGAATACGACACGGAAAAGGCGCATACGCTTGGTAGGGAGTTCGGGAAGCTTCCGAAAGAAACGCTGCAGGCTATCTCATGGAACTTCCAGGCAGTAAACAATTTTCTCTTCACCATGACATCGTTCTCGCTGCTGACGAAATTCAAGGAGAAGAAGCCCTCGCCAATTACCACCGATGCCAGCGATGCACTATACGATCTCTCCGCCGACGGGCTGGGAAACAACCGTGAGGTGGAACGTATGAACGTACTCACATATCTTCGCATCCTGCGCAAGAAGACCATCGACACCGTAAGGCAAATGCGGGGGATGAAGATGGATACCCCAACCATCAGCATAGAAACCGGACTTCCTCTCGATATAATCAACGACATAATATGATAGCAGAACTTTTCCTATATTTTGCACAGTTCCCAGACAAAAATGGAATAAAGGCAATGGCAACCATGGGCAAGAGCAAGCTTCCGCAATATGCGCAGCTGCTGAAAGCCCTCGACGCACTGCCGGCAAATAGCCGTGTGCCAGAGATTGAGAACTATGTCTACGGGCAGACATTCGAGGACATTCAACAACGGCTCGACAGGCTCAATGGCTCTTTTCTCTTCGCCGATTATGGAGAGTTCGACTTCTTGGGCGACGGGAGAAGGTCGTTCCAGGTAACGCAGCGCATCGCCGTGACGGTAGCAATGCGCCTGTCAGCAACGAGCGACCTCATGGAGCGGGTTATCGTCAACGACTACACCCTCTCGCTGCTAACGAAAGTCCATGCGTGGATGATAGCCGACTCAGAGAAAGGCTTGCTCGGATGGCTCGACCGGGAAAACCTTGACAAGGCGGAGATCGTGCCTTTCGTGTCATCGGAGCTGCGGTCCTATGGATGGACGCTCCTTCTCAACGCAACCGCTCCGGACACGCTCGGGACACACCTCCTGTCCAAGTCCTTTGAAAAAGATGAATAAATAAGTAATTTTGCGTTATGAGAAATATACCCATATCATGTATTGTGGCACTGCCTGTGTCGATGATCGTCGACGTTAGCCAGTATTTTTACCAAGACTGGGAGTTCGCAAAATGGATTGGCGTGGCTGTGTTGATAGACACGATCCTCGGGGTGTGGAAGCACTTCAAGCACCGCGACGCATGCTCGGAGTCTTTCTTTGGGAAGTTCGGCAAGAAGATCCTGGTCTATATCATCCTGATGATACTGTCAAACGTTGTGAGCAACTTCACTGTCTACGGGTCTCCAGTAGGCACCACGAAGTGGATAGGCACTTACATCTGCGTGTTCATGATTGTGAGGGAGGCTTTCTCCATCGTTGAGAACATACAAGCCATCTATCCCATCTTCCCTGTCGCGTTCGTGAAGAGGCTGAAGGACTATAACGACAAAGGCGAATATATATCTGAGAAAATCAACAAAAATACGAAAGACAATGGTGATATTGCTTGACAACGGTCACGGCTCTGACACAGCCGGGAAGCGCAGCCCTGACGGGAGGCTGCGAGAATATAAATACGCCCGTGAGACAACCGCTGCTGTCATGGAGCGGCTCGTGAAGGAAGGTCTCGACGCAAGGCGCATCGTTACCGAGGATAATGATATCGACCTTCAGGAAAGGGTAAGGCGCGTGAATGCCGTCTGCGGGAAATTCGGGGCAAGGAACGTGCTGCTCATCTCCGTCCACTGCGACGCAGCCGGGGCAGATGGGAAATGGCACCAGGCGCGTGGGTGGAGTGCATGGACTTCCCGGGGACAGACGCAGGGCGACGTGCTTGCCGACTGCCTATACGCTTCCGCGAAGATCCATCTGCAGGATTACATGCGCACGTTCCCGACCGACACCAGGCAACGTCCCATCCGAGAGGATTACAGCGACGGGGATGCTGACTGGGAAGCTGGCTTTTACATCCTGAGGAAAAGCCCCTGTGCGGCTTGCCTCACAGAAAATCTATTCCAAGACTGCAAGGATGATGTTGACTTCCTGCTTTCCCAGGATGGACGCGAAAGTATCATCAGGCTACATGTTGATGGAATCAAGCGGTATATTGAAAAGATCAGTAAATAATTAGGAGGAGTTATTATGAGAGAATTAATGAATGAGGTATTGCAGTGGGTGCGCAAGAACAAGAAGCTGTCTATCTTGATCACCATCGGTTTGGTAATCGTCATCTTGATCGTCTTGCTTTTTAGCTACAGCTGCGAGAACCGCCGACTTAGGAAAAACCAGTCTCAGCTCTCTACTCCAGTTGGAGTTGAGATACGTACTACGGCTGACGGGAAGAGCATGGCAGAGACTCAGGCACTAAACATGAAGATATCTGAGCTGGAGGCAAGCCGCGACTCATTGCTCAAAACCGTGAAGATTCTCGGGGTAAAGAACAGCCGGTTGCTTGCCCTTGCACAGGCAGCGACGCAAAGCGAGGCAAAAATAAAAGCCTCGATGAAAGACAGCATCGTCTACCTTCCAGGTAAGACAGACACGCTTCCGGGCAGGGTCGATACGTTGCGTTGCATGCGGTGGAAAGACCCGTGGCTCACCGTTGATGGCTGCATCCGGGATGGAGCCTTCGACGGAAGTGTGACAAACCGTGACACGCTCGATATCGTAGCGCACCGGGTGCCGAAAAGATTCCTCTTCTTCCGGTTTGGCTGCAAGGCTGTCAGACTTGACGTGGTAAGCCACAACCCGCACACAAGGCTCACTGGGGCCCGGTACATAAGATTAGATAGATAGGTCATATATAAATATAATTGTAGTTTGTTTCATTTAATGGTTAGTTTTTAGGTTTAAGATTGTTTCAGGAGAATCTCCAAATTTCATTTTCACATTTCGAGGGGTTATCGCAGTGATGCGATGCCCCTTTTTTCAATTCTTGCATAGAGGGAGGATCATTCTGCGCGTGATGCGTGGGAGGCTTTTTGATGCAGGAATGTTAAATCTTTTATCTACTATCAAAATAAATAGTATTTTATTTGCATAGTATCTAAAAAGATAGTATCTTTGCAGTGTTCAAAAGAAATACAGTAACAATGAAGAAAAAACAGAAATTCAAGATGGAGCTCTCCTTTGAGGAGAAAGAGCTGATTGAATCAATCAGAAACTATTGCAACAGTTACCCTAACGGCTATCCACAATTGTTGGAGTATGCGCAAGACCTCTTCGACAGAATAACGGATATGCCAAAAGACGAATGACAAACAACGGCTCTCCTTCCGGGGAGAGCCTTAAAAAGAAATAATTATGGAAGTAACAGTAAAACAAACAGAGAAAATTACCGATATGAAGAAGCGGATGAGCGATATCTATCTCGCTGTGTCATGGAGAGAGATAGCACGCACTTACTTTGACAAGTCCGTGCCTTGGTTCCAGCATAAGATGTACGGCATCGATGGCAATGGCGGCGTAGGCGGCTTCACAGAGCAGGAAGCCGGCCAGCTCAAGGGAGCACTCATCGACCTGAGCAATCGCATCCGCCTTGCCGCGGATAATATTCCAGCCCCGGCCACTGTATAAGCCGTTTTGAACAAGAAGCCGCCGCCGGGCTGGCGGCGCAACCATTTCAGCTGTGCGTCATGCGCAGATGAAATCAAATTAATGAACTCTTGAAGCCTCCTGCGCGTGACGCGTGGGAGGCTTTTTCGTCCTTTCCCTTTGCTATATCAGAAAGAATGACTAACTTTGCCGACATGACATAAAACTTAGCATATAATGACATTATCCGACAGTTTCGAATTCTTCCGCACCAACCTCGATGCCTTCTATCGTGTCTTTGGCAATCAGAGCGTCGCTATTAAAGACTGTAAGGTTATCGGCTTCGGCAACGACAATGTTTCTCTCTGGCAGCAAATGGTTGAGCAGGGGCATCAGCCGGGCACCTTCATCGTACAGCGATGCGGAAAGGACGAGTCATGTTTCACCATCAATGCTCTCAACCTATGAACAGCGACTCCTTCCGCCAGATGTTCCCCAGTTCCTGCCGTCGAATCATCACACCGGTGCGGCTGCTCAACACGGTTGCCAAACGAGAGGTTCTGGTAAACGCCATTTGGAATACAGGCTCTACCTTCTCGTTCATCGACGAGGAAACCATAAAATACCTTCGCCTCCCCCTTACCGGATACACCCAAACCATGATCGGAGCCACAGGTAAAATCTCTGCAAACACCGTTGTAACAGTAGCTTTTCCAGGGGACACCTCCCATGCCGTAGTCGTGGAAATGTGCAGCGCTCCCTACTTCCCCAACGGCTGCGCGTGCATCATAGGTATGGATATTATCTCTCAAGGAAACCTGTCATTGCAATATGGCAAGGAAGATTTAGTCTTCACCTTTCAGTTCTCCGACCAATTCGTATCTGTGGCTAAAAAAGAAAACGGAAACGTTTTCTGATCTTTGTGAGCTTTTTTTACTACGCAATGTTAAGAATATTACGTTGTGCAAAAAGAATCTCAAAATGAAATGCCGCTGATGAGCTCCTTGCTCACCGCTTTCGCTTTCATGACTAAAATAAAAATTAATATATAATTTTTGGAAATATGGTATTATTGACTTATTTTTGCAAAAACAAATTGAGCGAGAAATGAAAATTACTAAGGAGATGAAAGAGATTTGCGCGATGTTAAACAAGACACCGGGGAGACAGGAATGTGTCAGTATTGAGGAAAGCTATAAAGCCGTTTCTCGGTTTGACAGGGAAGATTATGAGGTCCATTCTTATAGCAATCTGAATGATATAAAAATATAATTATGCCTGGATGGACTGAAATCATGAACAGCATGCAGCAACAGGAAGACAAGGCTCAATTCCTGTTGAACGCGGCAAAAGGATACATGGGAAAAATATGTGATCTGACTGGAAGAAATACAATTGTCTATTATTCCGGATGGATGAAAAATAACAACCAAGAGACTCAAATAAACGAGACCGATAAAAATGCCTTCATGAACGCTGTTTATCAGATGGATAGGACAAAGGGATTAAATCTGATACTACATACTCCTGGTGGTGACATCGCAGCGACGGAAAGCATTGTGGAATACCTTCAGAGTCTTTTTAAGGGAAACATACATGCCATTGTCCCACAGATATCCATGTCAGCCGGTACAATGATGGCCATATCCTGTAAAGACATCATGATGGGAAGACAATCATCACTCGGTCCCATAGACCCCCAGATAGGAGGAATAGCATGCCAGATGGTGGTGTCGGAATTTTACCAGGCTGCTGAAGAAATCAAGGAAGAGCCTTCCAAATTGGGCCTGTGGCGCGAAATTATCGGGAAATATCCAGTGGCATTCATGACTACATGCACTGATGCCATTAAATGGTCAGAAGAGTTGGCAGAGAAATGGCTTAAGAATGTGAATAGTGGTATTGATATAAAAAACTTCAAAAACACCTTTATAAACCATACTCACAGCTATTCACATAGTCGCAGAATATCAAGGGAAGAGTGCAGGAGGGTCGGTCTTCAAATAGTAGATTTGGAAAACAGCCAGGATTTACAGGAAGCCGTATTGAGTATGCACCATTGCTTGATGATTTTAATGGACATTGCACCTGTATTGAAGCTCGTCTCGAACCAAGAGGGGCGATTGTATATCCAGACTAAGAGCAAGGAACCGACCAAATGAAATTTTTGCAGGGGCATGTCACTGATGAGCTCCTTGCTCACCGCTTTCGCTTTCATGATGAAAAAAAATATATTAAATTCCTGATGAATTATTTGGCGGCTACGCGAATTTTTCATATCTTTGCCAACGGTTAAAAGACGGTGGTAGTCCATCCCGGTGAGCAGCGGTTATTGCTCGGACATCAAGGTCGGGCTTTTTTTATGCCCGGCAAAGCGCGAGTAACTACTCGCAAAAGATATTGGCGGTTGCCATTCCGTAAGATTTGATATTGCCCTTCGGGTGAAGTCATCGTCTTTTAACCAGCGGAATCGGCAGCCGCTTTTCTATTCTGCCAAGACAAGGCCCGGCTATCCGGGAAAGGTTAAAAGACGATGCATTATGCAGCAAGCAACAATCAACTTCACCGCGCAACAGGTACGGGCGCGTGTGAGCCTTGCAGACAAGGTGAGAGGACTGTACCGCAGTGTTAATCTTTGGCTGGACGCCAAAAGCGCGTTCTACAGCCGTATCGCGGAATTTGAGGTGACGCGAAGAGTGGCCATCCGCATCGGCATCGTGCTCCCACTGGCCATGGTCGTGGCGGCAGTGTGCGTGGAGCAGAATCCAATGGTGAGCATCACTGCCATGGGCGTGAGCGGATGGATTGTGTACAGGTTGAACAAAGGCGAGAAAGGAGGCAAGGCATGAAGACTACGATCCTCAATCTCAACGATAAGGCATCAGAGGTAGTCAACTACCTCATGGACCCGGAAATACTGGCCAACCGTACAGATACTCTCGAGGAGATCATTGATCTTCTCTTTGATGAGTGCAACGCGCCAGACATCGGCGACAGCGAAACGCTGCGCCTTGCCCGAGAGCTGCGCTGGCTCATCCGCGACCTTACGACAATTAAAAACTCTTTAATAACAAACAGTCATGACAAAGAACAATGAAAATCAACAGAAAGAAGAGGGGCGCGTGACCGATATCAGTGTCTACGTCGCTGCCCTCAGTGCCACCTACAAGCCTGCCAGGAACATATCGGAGACCACCCATTGGTTCTCCACTGACGAGGTGGTTGCCGCCATCAAGCAGATCGACCCGTCGTCTGAGGTCGACAGCATGCAGGTATTCCATGCCCTCCGCGATGCCGGGTACGAGTTCTGCAACCGCCCGTCCTCGCAAGGCTTACAGTTCAAGTGGATGTTCCGAGAGAAATAACAAAGATATTTTTTTGCCAAACTCAAATATCAGGACGCTTCGCCGTGAGGCGCGGTGTCCTTTTTCACATTCCCCTACCCCGCTAACTTTGCAATAGGATTCAATAAAATGCATACGATTATGGTAACAGATGAAATGATCAAGAAGCAGTTCGTGCACCAGACCCTCAAGGAGGGAATCATGCGCATCTACAACACGCAGGAGGAGGTAGTGCGCAACAACCTCCAGGAGCGCACCGGCAGGCTGATGACCGTCATCTCGGCACACCAGTTCGAAAGCGAGGAGACACAGACATCCCAAAAGGTATTTGTCCGGATCCTGCCCTACCTTCGCTTCCTCGACATGCAGTACCGCACAAGGAACGACCGCATCGCGAAGTTCAAGCGCAGGAACCTCGCCCTTTACAACCGCGTGGTGTGGGGCGTACTCTACCACGAGACCTTCCCGGAGCTTCGCTCAGGCTTCACCAACGAAGTGCGCCAAGGCATCAGAAAAATGCTCGAGAACTCATTTAACCCGAAATAGTATGGATCGGTTCAACATGGGCGCAAACATATCTGACTGCCTGAGGAGTCTTTAAGGTTTGATTTTTCGCATCGTGTGAAAATATTCGCAGGAATACTTGTAAGTCAGGGGAAAATGACTTATCTTTGCAACATGAGATGAAATTAAGTTCAAAGAAGAAAGAGAGGCTTGTATGTGCACTATCCAGAACATCCGAAATATATTGGTACGTGGTGTAAGCATTTTCCGCTCTGCATCCCGTGGGCAGTTCAATGAGGAATCTGATGCCGTCAAGAAAATAAAGGAAGACTTGGATTCCGATTTGTCAGGCAAGGAAAAAGACCGCATGAACCTGAGACAGGACAGAAAAATGGTTCATGGAGATTTTTCCCGCAGTTTCAACAACGTTGTATTGAGCAATGGCTAAACAATCAATAAGCAGGAAAGAGACCCAAGTAACCAGTGGCGAGTCTATTGGTAAGCAACTTGAGCAGACCGTTTCGGTAGATGACAACATGCTACCTTCCCCGACGGAACTTGAAGTTTACAAGAAGATAGACCCGTCAATAGTGAAATACCTGATAGATTCCTCCATGAAGGAGCAACAATTCAGACATGAATCCGAAATGAAGAAGCTCCAGATCGTTGAATATACAGAGCATCGTATTGGCAAAACAAACTTTTGGGGATTATTCTTTGCTTTTCTTGCATTGGCATTGTGCATAGGTATTTCTGCTTTTGCATTGTATCTTGACCATCCATGGTTCTCTGGCATATTCGGCTTCACAGCCGTTGTTAGTATTATATCCTTATTCGTCAATAAGGTTGATAACGGAAAACATTAAATAAGAATATATGTTTTACGTAGTATGCTTCATATTTGGATTGTTGTCAATTCCATTCGTCGTCCACGAAAGAGGATGGCAAGTGAAGGCACTCTATTTAATGGTATGTGCGGCATGGACACCCATCGTGGGCATTATCACATATAAATTCCTCTAGGGTAATTAATCTCCCTTTTCCTTACCTCTTACCGTTTGTCTCATCTCGAACGGATCTCGAACGGTTCTCGAACGATCATAGATATCGAATTCAAAAATTAATGATGATGGGAATGATTGCATTCATACAAGGCATTTCGCTGATTATTTCGGTTTTCCTTCTGCTTTTCGTAGTAGACGTAGGTCGTAACTTGGCTAACATAATCCTTTTTCTTTGGTGTTGTACCATGTTCACTCCTATTCTTGGAATCCCCTTATACAAGTTCCTTGTCAAGCGGTAAGGATAAAATACAGTATTGGCTCAGTAAAAAGACCGACTGAGAGGATTCTAAGAAAATACATGCGAATTTGTTTGCATGGTACGAATTAATTTCTTAAATTTGCGGTAGATAAATGACAAGGCTATGATTATATTTCTGAGTGTGATAATAAGTTTGATCCTGATGCCATTGGTCGTCAAGGACAAGCATTGGTTCGTGAGAGGATTGTATCTTATGCTCTGTATTCTCTTGACTCCAATCATAGGCATCCCCTTGTTCAAGATATTCGATAGGATGTAGCCATGTCCTTTTCTAAGCCATTGCGTGTCGCTATATTTGCATCTACAAATATAGCGACACGTTTTTTATGGCAAACGGCAAACACATATCCCAGGACGAACTTCAGTTTATCGTCGATGTTGAGTCAAGCAAGGCACAACAGGAAATTCACAAGCTCGAGAAGGAAAGCTCGAGACTACGGTCTGAGAACAAACAAAGGCTGAACCAGATGATTCAGCTCGAAGCCCAAGGCAAGAAAAACACGAGCGGTTATAAAGCCTTGCAGAAAGAGTACAAGGACACTGGGAATAAAATCCGTGACTTGACGGCAAAAATTGGTGAGCAAACCAGCAAGCTGAAGGTAAATTACTTTACAATGAGCCAGCTTAAAAAGCAAGCCAAGCAATTGCAAAAGGAACTTGACAACACCGTCAAGTCTTTGCACCCCGAAGAATACACCAAGCTTGAGGAGAGGTTGAAGGCAGTAAAGGAGCGGATGACCGAGCTGAAGAGCGATGCCAAGTCTTACAAGGAAACCTTAAAAGGTGATGATGTAAGGAACTACATTTTCGGCACTGGCTTTGTGAAGATGGCCGAGCTTGCTGGCAGCAAGATGAAGGAATTAAAGGACAGGATGTTCGAATTCGTCTCTGAGGGCGTAGAGATGGCTGAGCAGGTCGACGGCATTTCTCATGCCTTCAACCAACTCGACCAGCATCAAAAAATCCTTGAAAACCTGCGCAAGTCCACCAAGGGAACCGTCAACGACATGGAACTGATGAAAGCTGCCGTGCAGGCTAAGGACTTCCGTATACCGTTGGAGGACTTAGGCAAGTACCTGGCATTCGCGCAACTGAAGGCACAGCAGACCGGGCAGTCTGTGGACTACATGACCAACTCCATCGTCACGGGCCTTGGCCGCAAGAGCAAGCTTATTCTTGACAACCTCGGAATCTCTGCATCTGAGATTGACGAAAAGGTAGCTGAGACTGGAGACTTCATGAAAGCAGTGGCATCTATCGTGGATAACCAGCTGAAGGAAGCCGGAGGCAACTATGTCTCTGCAGCGGATCGTGCCCTGAAGAAAACAACCGACTTACAGAATGCGCAGCTCGCTCTTGGCCAAGCGGTACTCCCATACAAGGAAGCATGGGAAGACGTTACGGGGACAGTCAAAGTAAGCATCCTGCAACTGACGGCATATCTCTTGTCTCACCGCAAGGTTTTACTTGCCGTCTCCGTGGCAACCACCGGCTTTACAGTTGCAATGACTGCGCTGAACCTGCAGTTCCGCAACTGGATAAAGACCACTGCCCTTGCAAAGGTCGCCACAGCAGGATGGGCGACGGTAACCACCACTGTAAAAGGATTTCGTCTTCTTGCCATCGCCATGCTCAACAGCCACAAGAATGCGACCAGGGCAGCAGCCGCCATGAGACTGTTCAACAACACTTGTAAGGCTAATGTGTATGTAGCCGCTGCCTCTGCGATCATCGGCATAAGCATTGCACTCTACACCTTGCTCAAGCGCAACAAGGAGACAAGCCAGTCAACGATTGACTTCATGAAACTGCACAAAAAGTTGACGGAGGATATCAAGGCGCAAAACAATGACCTGAAGAAGAGTGCCAACGATTCTATTTCTGACCGTATCACCAAGATAAAGTCTCTCAGGAATACCATTAACGATGCCAGCCAAGCATACTCAAAACGTAAGGCAGCTATTCAGGACTTGCAGAAACTTGTACCTGGCTACCATGCGTCCATTGATGGCGAAGGCAAGCTTTTTGCCCAAAACACAAAAATCATCAATACCTATATCGGCAAACTCCGGCAAGCAGCTATGGCAGAAGCGGCTTACGAGAAAATCAAAGAGAATAACCGAAAGATCCTTGACGCGCAAGACCGTATCGATGACTCTAACCGTAAAATAAGTGCAGTGCGCCGTAATTCGAGGTCAAAGTACGGCATGGACTTCGACAAAATGCACATGGACGAGGACGGATACGTCCGTTATAATGATGTTCATCGCGATGATGACCCTCGCCTGCTTGACAGAACAAAGATGGACTACAAGTGGGATGCCGTAGCAGCCAAAGACAACATTAGAGCAAACCAAGCTTTTCTCGAGAAGAAAGGAGAGCTTGTTCGTAGTGATAAAGCCCTGGTCGATGCTTATTCAGCACAGAACGAGCGTCTCTGGGCTATCGTCAAGAAAAACGGGGGCAGCGGTCAGGCTATCCTAAATCCTACATTTATCAATAACACCACGCATAAGAAAGGATCTGCAGCCGACACCGTAGGCAAGGAGCAAAAGGAGGAATTCAGTAACGCCCGGAACGAGGAACTCGAACAGCAGCAAAAGCTCTACGATCAGGCTCAGGAGGCTTTGAAACAAAATCTTATCCAGCGTAAGATGACTCAGGAGGAATATAACCAACAGGTTCTTTCCTTGGAAATGGCCAATGCGGCAAAAGTCTATCAAATTGAGCAGAGTTACACTGAAAAAGCCAGGAACCTGAAGATAAAGGATGCCAATAGTGCAAAAAAAATACTGGTAGACCAACAATCAAACGAGGAGAACGCCCGTCGAAAATTCGAGGAGAAAAATCTTGATGCAATGAAGCAATATTATGATGCCATGGAAAAGCTCCAGGAAATGGGCTTGACTCCCGAGCAAAAGCAGGAGGCTGATTACAATATGCAATTGGAATCTCTCGAAGCTTACTATAAGGCATCCTTGGACTATGCCAAGGCTCACGGGGAGGACATTTTGGCTGTGACCGCAGCCTACGAGCAGGCAAAGGCGAATATCATCAAGAAGTATGCCGACCAAAAAGCGCAGGAACAGCTGCAGGCGCGAGAGAAATACGGACTGGTCTCTGATTCCGAGCAACAGGCACGGGATCTCGAAGCCATCAAAGAGGACTATGACAAGGGATTGCTTACGCATGAGCAGTACGAGCAGGCTGTCAGCAACAAAGAGAATGAATATGCGGAAAAGCGCAAGCAGCAGCGGATACAGCTTGGCGTAGAGCGGCAAAGCGAGTATCAACGGCAGCTGGCACAGCTGAAAGCCGCACTTGCCCAAGGAATCATCTCACATGAAGAATACGAGGAGAGGGTCAAGCAAATCAAGTTCGACCACTGGAAGGAAGAGTTCGACCGTTACCAGCAACTCTTTGGCGGCGCGGTATCTGCCCTGCAGGACGCTGAGATGGCAAACGTCGACGCGAAGTACGATGCCGAGATAGAGGCAGCACGACAAGCCGGGAAAGATACCACCGACATTGAGAACAAGAAGGCGAATGAGAAACTGAAAATCCAGAAGAAATACGCTGATGTCAACTTCGCCATCAAGGCTTCAGAGATTATCGCCAGCACCGCAGGAGCGATCATGGAGGCACTTGAACAGCTCGGTCCTATCGCCGGACCCGTCGCAGCAGCCCTCATGGGCGTGACGGGTGCCGCGCAGCTCGCGGCTGCCAATGCGGAAAGGCAGAAAGTGAAGCGTATGACGCTCAACGGTTCCTCATCCTCTTCCACGACCTCCGGAGCCCGCGTAGCCACTGGACTGGAGAGCGGTGGCAGCATCGACGTGGAGCGCGAGCAGGACGGCAAGCGTTTCCATGCCAGCTACGACCCAAGCAAGCGAGGGTATATCGACCGTCCCACCGTCATTGTGGGGGAAGGACCTGCGGGAAGGAGCAAGGAATGGGTGGCAAGCAACGCCGCGCTCGACAATCCCACCGTGGCACCGCTCATCGACATCATCGACAGGGCGCAACGCGCTGGTCAGATATCCACCCTTGACATGAGGAAATACCTCATGCAGCGTCAGGTGCGCGGGCTCGCCAGCGGCGGCAGTGCCACAGTGGCACAGCCGACCATGGTTACTGCGCCCTCAAACACGGCCGACCGATCGCAGCTTGCAGAGAAGCTCTACGCCGTACTTTCCGACCTTCGGAATAACGGAATACCTGCGTATGTCGCCCTTGACGAATTCGACGCAAAACAGAAAATGCGTGACCAGGCACGCAGGATAGGCAGTAAACTATGAGAATAACCAACCTCGAAAAGGGAGAAGCTTACCAGCTCTCCGATGGCGCGAAGATGGAAATCGAACGCACCAACCCGTTTTTCAATGATTACGGCGAGCAGTCCATACCGTTGGACCTGCCTGCCTCTGACCGTAACCGGCGATTGCTCGGCTATCCGGATATCTTTGGTAGGACAGACAAGATGGTCAGGACCAAGGCAAGCATCCAGGACGGGGAGTATTTCGCACAGTGCTATCAATTCGTGCTGTCGGCGCAGCGCAAAGGCAACATCAGCACCACGTTCTATATCAACGACGGGTCGTTTTACGCAAGGATACAGAACATCAAGCTGAGGGATATCTTTGCCGATGATATCATCACATTCCCCGGCAGCGATATCCCCGCAAGGGTTAAGAACGCTATTGCTTTTTGCAAGGGCTTGCGCACTGGTACCGATGAGCGTTTTGCCATCTTCCCTGTGCTGCTTACCGATGACAGCGGCATCGACACGGGCTACAACTACAAGATCATGAATGCCTTTGGCAAGCAGGTAACGCAGCGCATGTTCCTCAGATCTGAATCTGGGTGGGGTACTTTCGGTAGCGCGCCACCACCTCATGAGGACGTGACGCTATTCCTGCCTGACAGCGCGGAGGATGGATGCGACTTCTACAATGCCCAGGAACGGGTGGAGTATGTCAACGAGATAGCCATCTCGCTGGCGGCAGGATACTATATCTCGCCCTTCGTACGCACCAACTATGTACTGAAGAAAATCTTCAAGTACTTTGGCTATACACTGAAGGATAATTTCTTCACGAAGACGGAGCCGTTCAACAACATGGTACTTATCAACAACGTGATAGACGTGCTTGCAAACGGGCAGCTGAAGGTGGCCGACCTCGTGCCGGACGTTACCGTATCTGACTTTCTTGCCGTATTCCGGAAGAAGTTCTGCTGTGAGTTCTCTTCCGACGAGGGGTCGATGACCGCCGATATCATCTTCTTGCGTGATATCGTGGCAAGCAAGCCTGTTGCCGACCTCACCCGGAACCTTACTGCAGAGCCTGTCATCCAATACAAGTCGTCAAAGGACTTCAAACGTGTCGTTCTCTCATCGAAAAACACCTTGTCTACAGACGCAGAGGACAGCTATGACGATATCAAGAGCCTGTTGAGCAACAACCCGGGTGCCTATCTTGACTGCTATACCGGAGCTTTCTACAAGACGGGATTCTCAGGAAACTACGAGACGAAGACGAAGATCGCAGAGCCATCGATGACCTACAACACCGGCGAGGACACTGACGAGCAGAAGGTAGAAGTGCCAGACTGCATGCCGGAATTCCGCACGTTGCTCTACCACGGGGAAATCGATGGGAGCGGATATGACTATACCATGGGACAATGGCTCTATGCCGGCGATTACACGACGCTCAACTCCAAGCTGGCCATGACAGGCGATGACCAGCAGGAAACGGAGGAAGACAGCAGCAAGTCAGTTCCAATGCTTGCTTTCGCATACATGTCGGACTCGAAACCGGCTGGGACCATATCCGCCTACGACCTGCAGGATGCTGCCAAGCCCCGCATCTTCGACTATGCGCTTTATTATTATGGCGAGGATGGCATCTTCGAGAAATTCTGGCGCGACTGCGACACGCTCTACCGCAATGCCCTGCAACAGGTGAAGATGAAGCTGCTGCTATCGCAGTCGCAAAAGCAGAATCTTGCGGCATACGCGAAGGTCGTGGTTCGTGGCGTGGCTTTCTTCTTCAACAAGCTCAAATTTTCCCTTGGCGGAAAGGACGAGCCTATCGAGAGCGAGATGCTGACAATCGCCCTGACCGAGCCAGTGACGGAGGCAAGGCATATTAACGACATGCTGCCACAGATGACTGCAGGATATCGATGGGTAGGGAAAATACTGGAGACGGAAGTATCGAAAGATGAGTACAACAACAGCGGAGCCGACAAAGACCGCACTTTTACCATCGTCTATCCTCCCACGCCAACTGCAGAATGGGTGGGAAAGGAATATGGCAAGCAAGTCTCATATACTGCAGAGCAGACCAGGCATGCAACGATGTTCCGCCACTCAAAATGGAAATATACCAAGACCACTTGCTGGCTGACTGCAGTATCTGCAGATTCCACTCCGGAGAACGGTGAAAACAGCGGAAACACTTCTGATGGATTCGGCGGCGGGCATCGTTAACATGTCCTTTACCAGGGTATGGAATCTTGTTAAATTTGCGTAAAGTTTAAAGAAAATGAACATTCTCTTACAACCCCATTCACTCAGCCTCGTGGGCAGCATGAACCACGTCATCATCATGGCTGACAATGAAGTTTCATTCGTGCTTTCCGACAGTGGCGGGAACGCCATCGTAAAGCATGTCTATGCGCCAAGTGAGACCGGTCGCATAGAGGTGGACTTGAAAAACATCATCCTCCCGCTGCTTACGTTCAAGCTACAGGATGTGTCAAGCCCTTATCAGCAAAGCGGTATCGCGAAGTCTTTCTCCGTCACCGTCACAGAGACAGGTGGCGGCGAGACAAAGTCTTTTTCCTTCACAGTCATCCGTGCCGGCGTTGATCATTTCGATGGAGACGCGGAATCCTTCCTCACGCAAAATTTCCTCACATGGCAGCCTAACGTAAAGCCGGTGACTTACTACACGCCGGAGTTCCTGACCTATTATGCCGTCGTCATGGCTACTATCCGTTGCAAAGCATACTTTGAGGATGGCACCACGCAGACCATCGACCTGGCACAAATACCAGCCGGGGAATGCTGGACCGTGCCAGTCCAATATGCCGTCATTGCCGGGAAGGTTGGCGACAAGCTGCCGCAGTATTATGAGGTCTGGGCTGAGAACGCTTCCGGATCCAGGCTGACCTACATCCAACGCTACGTGGCAAGCGACATGCGCTCCGAGGAAGAAGAGTGGATACTTTTCGAGAACTCTCTGGGCGGCATTGACACATTCCGCGCCTATGGCGATAGCGAGAATACCGCCAAGCATACGCACAACGTGGCGGAGATAGAGGAGACCTTCGAGGAATACCGGGTTGACACCACCCGCGAATACAAGAAAAACACGGGTTACCTTGGCAACAGGGAAAGAGTATGGTTGCTCGATTTCTTCCCTTCTACGGGAAAGTATGTCTATACTGACAACTTCATACGGAGGATCGTGGTCACAGAAAGCGACGTAAGCTACAACGCCAAGAAACTGCCCTCTGACTACAACTTCACGTACAAGTATGCCGATGCGCAACCCTATCTCAACCTGCCACGCGCAGAGTTGCCCCAAAAGGTGCTCAACATAAAAGTACCCGACCTGGGGTCTTTTACCGTCGCCCCACGACTTGCTGAGTTTCCGCACCTCACGCTGAGTGGTGGGGCTTTGTTCCCGGTAGAGAACCCTTATTCTGACCAATGGACCGTCACCACGGCAGCTGCCATACTGGAGTATATTGTCAACGGCATTGTGGAGAACTATTCCGGAGACGGGGGAATCGGCCATACCCATCCGAACATTAACCTCCTGAATTCCATGCGCCTTGCCGAAGACTACCTTCTTGTCAACGGCAATAAGATAAAGGCTGGGTATGCTGACAAGGCGAAAGACCTCGCAGAGGACAGTCTGATCTGGAAGAAGTTCCTCCGAAAAGACAAGGAAGACGTTGCCAGCAAGGTCATCACCTTCCTTGAGGGGATTATCTCAAAAGCTGTCTCCATATTCCACGCGGGTTGGAAAACCGCGACCTATGATGGCGACACGCTCTTCGACCATGGCGCAAGGGTAGGCAAAGATGGTGATGCCGTCCTCGACTCCCTCTTCGTGAGGAAATTCATCAGTGCCCCCAAGTTCGTCTTCAACGAGATCAACGTGACGAAGGCTGAGCAGTGGAATACGAATGCCTACGGGACAATAGAAAGCGTCGACACACAGAGCCGGCTGATTACCCTACACCTTGAAGAGAACGAGTATGGCAGCGTAGAGGAAGGTGATATCTGCAGGGGAATCTTCGCTGATATCGACGATGCCTACAAATCTGGCGACAATACGGAAGGGGACTTGGACGATTGTAACTTTGTCGTGCACCGTGGATTCTTCACGACCTATTTCACGGTCGAAAAGATCGTTACCAGCAAACGTGGGCAGTGCGTGTTCCAGTATCGCAAGAGATCTGCAGATACGCCAGACCCGTGTGCCTACATGGATTTCGCCCAATACGGATCCTTCACGGATACCAGTCGGCAGAGTTCCATGTACCTCTCTTCTCGTGGGCATAGTTACATCGAGGTGCTTGATGGCGTGAACAACTGGGAAATACAACCGCAGAACCGCGTTTGCCGTTATGGCTGGTTGGGAAATCTCACCATCGAGAACGATGACGGGGCGCAACAGAACCTGTCCGGCAATGGATTGTTCGCGCAGAACCATGTCTATTTCGGCGGAGATATTATCAAGTTGTCCAACATTTCAGACTTAGAGGACTTGCAGAAGATGGCCGGAGCTTATGATGTCAGCCTCAGTAGATATCAAGGGGTCATTACCGTCGATGACATGGGAAATGTCCTCGGAGGATTATACACATTAGCAGATGCCAAGGACAATAGCGGATCCACAAGACAAGTCAAGCAGTGGCAGTTGTCTACTGCAGTTTTCGTACGCAAGGGACAGGATATCCTGTTGGAGGAAGATGAAGCCAACGAGCAAGTAACAGAGGGCCATTACCGGGTGACCGCTTTTGGCGATGGCTGCGAGTGCGAGATCGCAAACTCCACAGTCTACATCACGAGCATCAAGAACTTGCGTGACGGCATCGCCAACACGGAGGACGAGATAGACTATGATGCAATGAGGAAAATGCGGGGCTGCAGGGTCTCCATTGTCGTGGAACTGGAGGGCAAGACCGCCAAGACCATCGAGTTCAATGTGCGTATTTCCCACGATCCTCTGCCCTTCCTGGCATGCGACCTGGACAATGAGCACTCATCCGTAAGCTTTAATACGAAGGCGCAGGAATACAAGGGGTTCCCTGTGATATCGGTAGCATCTCTCATGCACCACAATGAACTTTGGCAGGTCGATGAGGACAGCCATGTCGATGGCTTGCCTGATGGCTTGAAGGCTGATGTGTCATTTCCCGGCAGCGGAAGCCAAGACTACAAGAAGATGGTGGTCAGCATCACCACGGACGGCACAAAAACGGGTGACTTTCTGGCAACGAAGGACGGAAGGTCTGTCGGTACCAAACATGATATCTCCGTGCATATTATTGGCACGTATGCAGGCGCGAGGTATGAGTATAACAAGGTATTGACAATTGACCGGATGGCGGACACTACCGTCTACGAGCTTATTCCATCCTCTTCCTCCATCGTCATGGACAAAGATAAAAACTTGTCTGTGAACAGGCTCACTTGCGAGGTCTGGGCTACAAGCTCTGACGATAAGCGGTATAAGGTCGAGGACTTGTCCGCTGCAGGTCTGGAGATCAAGTACTGCAAGGGCGATGGGATCCCTAACATTGCTTACGATACTTATGTCAGCGTCACCAATGCGGACAAAAGTATCACTTTTGGGCTGTTTGACAAGGCAAGTGAGGAAAAGTTGGATATAGAGTCCGTTCCCATCATTGCCTGGGGCGAGGATGGAGAGACTGCAGAGATCACGTCGTCTGTATGTTATTCCTCTGTCACTGACTCAGCAACACAGCCTGATGACGGCACGTTCACGTTGAATTTCGTACCACGCTTATCCCAAGGCTCATATCTGTGGTGCCGCGAAAAGACAAACTACATATATAAAAAGAATACGTCCCTTAACACATCATCCACGCGTTACTGGGTAAGTCGTATCGGGTATGATGGCGACACCGGGGATGGGATACACGTTGCCTATGCCACGTCATCAGACGGACGTAGCAATTTCAGCACCACGTGGTTCAGTGGGGCTACATACATTGGCATCAACGTCAGCCAGCAATGGAACGACCCGACCAGCTATACGCAATATGAGTGGAGCAGGATCAAAGGCGAGCCCGGCGACCCTGGAACTCCCGCAACATATTATGAGGCGAGATTCTCGGAGCAACGTGCTGCCGTATACGTAGAGCAGGGTTTTGAGACAGGCTATGTCTCTGTGTCTTTCAAGGGCAGTTTCTACCTTGTTGAAGGCGATTCTGCCACGAAAGCGAGTGGCAGCGGATTGGGTTTGAAGCTGGAATTCCTGAATGAAACTGGCAGCATTGTCGTCACGAAAACGGCTTCTGTCGACGGATCCTCATTCTCTTATGTGAACTCTTCAAAGTTGGACATACAAAGCAACTACCGCAACCAGGGCACGAGCAAGATTACGTCATGCCGGTACACTGTCACCTGCAACGATGGCAGGGACGCGAAAAGCGGTGTCGTGCCCGTCGGGTTCAACGCAGGAAGCGTTTTCTACCATACCGACACGGAGTTCGAGAGCCTCCTGCAGGACGAGCTCGGGAATGTCTCAGAGTTCCGGCAGACGCTGGATGGCTTTACCATGCAAGGCAAAGAGATCCATATCACTGCCAATTACAAGATGGTCTTGGAGTCCGGCAACAATATCGTGATCAATGGCAGTAATTTCAAGGTAAACGAAGATGGCACGATCGAAGCCACGAACGGGAAGTTCTCCGGAGAAATAACAGCGAGCAGCGGTAAGATAGGTCCTTTCAGCATAGGGCCTGACGGACTCTACAATGGAGATTACACAAAATGGTTTGGCGGTGACGCAAACTTCGTCCATATCGGGAAAAACTCCATCTGGTTGGAGCAAGCCATCGGGTATAACGCAGCCGCCAATGTAGCCCATCTGAAAGTAGGCATTGGAGAAGGGTCTGACCCTACGTCGGAAGGAGACCAGGATGCCTATTGCGCTTCCGCGATGTATATCTATAGGCAAATGAACAGCGCGACGGATGTCTATCGCCCTGCAGTGCAGATCATATCAGACAATGTCGTCAACAGGGATATTGCCTTGCGCGTTGTTGGCGGGGTACAGGTCTACGGAGGCATCATGGAACGTGGATACAGCATGGAATACCGCAAGAGCAGTGACGCGAACCTGCTCGACCTGAGCTTTGGGACGAGGTTCTTGCTCTACACTTCCTTAACCAGCAAACCGTCATTCTTCATTCCTACATTGAGCGACTTGCGGAAGCAACTCGGTATAACATCTACCTCACAGGCATTCTGCGTCCGCATCAGCGTGACGGCTCGGAAAGACACGCAACAGATGTATATCGCGACGGCATACAAATCAACATCCTCTGTCTCGCGGTCTGAGAGTGGATACCTTGTAAACAATGATGGCGGAGAGTGGGAAAGTTCGCAGAGATCCATGCAAGCAGGAGATTGCCTTGTATTCGATCTCTGTTATACCTCTTCGACAGGTTATTACGCACAGTTGGTTTCAGTACAAGATTAATGATATGTTTTTATGATAAGAGATTTTAGCAAAGAAGTCCTTTCCTACAACGGTAAGGCAATGAAAGAGAACGTCACTGGAGAGAACGGGGTGACTACACAAAGGATCGTCAGAATGTCGGACGTGTTAGGACCTCTCCTTTTCTTCGCCGGATCTGGCAATAGTCAGGGCTCCACGCCCCTGTCTCCGGACGAGAAATGGAGAGCCTACAAACTTACGGTCCAGCTTGCAAACATTCCAAGCCATGTGTACGTAGATGGAGGTGATATTGAATTAATCAAGAAGTTAGCAAGTGGCTCGCTTGCATCCGGGATATACGGGCAGATCGTGGCCGTGTTGGAAGAAAAACAACCGTAAAGGATAAATATTATGGCAGATACAGCAAATGAAGTGAGAATCGGAGAGATAAGCGCACAGCTTACCAAGGCATCTCGGCTCGTGCTCTCCACAGATGGATTTTGGGTACAGACAGGAGGAGACTCGCAAGGCAATAGCCAGAGCGTCCTCATCCCGGCAGAGTTCGTCAGGGCATACCTAACGGAGAACGTCAAGCCGACGGTAGGTGAGGACGGCACATGGTATGTGGACGGCAAGAGCACGGGAGTGAAGGCATCTGGAAACACCCCCAAGCTGCGCGGAGGGCTTACAGGCATCGACGCGAGCTATGATAACGGACAGACATGGACACAGGTGGTGGCGTACTCTGACATCAACGTTGACGTAGCATCACTTGAGGAGGAATACAAAAAAATAATCGATTCGGAGAAATTACGTGTACAGGCTGAGAATACAAGGGTGGAATCTGAAACCGCAAGGGCAACGGCAGAAAAAAACAGGGCAACGGCTGAATCATTACGGGAAACAGCAGAGACGGGAAGGGCTGACGCTGAATCGTCCCGTGTGACGGCAGAGAATGCGCGAGTGGAAGCAGAGAAAGCAAGATCCACGAACGAGGACACGAGGAAAACAGCTGAGACAGTAAGGGCGGACGCTGAAACGGAAAGGGCATCGGCGGAGACTGACAGGGATAACGCGGAAAAGACAAGGATAGGAAACGAGTCGGCACGCGTAACCGCAGAACAAGGCAGGTCGGACGCTGAGCAAGAACGAGAAACGGCAGAATCCGCGAGAGTTGAGAACGAGAAGGCAAGGGCATCCGCTGAAACAGAAAGGGCATCGGCAGAGACACAACGTGCAAACGCAGAAACGCAGAGAGAAAGCGACTTCTCTTCTGCCAAGGGCGCATGCGAGACAGCTGCCAGTAACGCAAACTCCGCGGCTGACAAGGCGAATGACACCGCATCCCATCCGGGATACGTTGACGCGGACGGGTATTATTGTAAGTATAATGCTGACACAAAAGCATACGAGAAGACAACAG